ATGTAGTTTTATCTGAAACTTGATTTACAAAAACTATAGCCTGAGTAATGTTGCCAGCACTCAACGAAGAATCCATAGTTGCTGTAATGCTTGTATTTACAACAAAGGTAAAGTCAGCAATAGTAACAGTTTTAATAACGCTTCTTGGGTTGGAAGTGTTTAGATAGTTTGTACCATCAGGTTTGTTTACAGTCTTTTCTGTACCATCTAACTCATAGACTTTGACATTACCATTACTAAATATTGCAATGTATCTTTCATTTGCATCTCTATTGATAGTTTGAATATGAACATTACCAAGTGCAGAGTTGCTTATATTAGTTACATACTGCAAGCCTGATCTTTTTATAAGACCAATGACAGGGTTACTATCAGCATTGTCTTGTATGTCTGCATGATCTGATTGTTTAGAAGAGTCTGATGACTGAGATATACCTCTTAGTAAAGTAGGTATGGATCTAGAAATGACAGGCATAACTATCTGTTAAGAACGTCAATAGGACTGAATGTATTTATTGCATCACTTATAGCTGGATCTCCTATAAGCATATTATGATCTGCATTACTTAAGTCTGTTTCCATAAGTATAGCTCTTGCTCTTGTTTCGTCTTGTTCTGTATAAGTTCTTAAGCTTTGATCTCCAACTAATCTATCAACAAATATTCTTGCAGCTTTTACGTTGATATATCTTCTGGCTTGTTCTGGTATTTCATCAAAGTTTCTAAAATAAATAACAGTACATTTTAAATCTTCATCAAAAATAAATGTCTGTTTTTTTCTATCGTAAAGTTTTAGTCCTCTTTGAATAGGATCTATTGATGGGTGGTCAAAAGTATTGGCATCAACTCTCAATATATCAGTACCTAAGACAATATTATTAGACGCATCTCTTGTAAGAGTTACGTTGATTTCTGTATTAAAACTCCACCCTTCTGACTGTACTTCCTTGTTTACTTCAATTAATGTATTCTGTGCTTTTCTAACGTCAACAGGTAGCGTACCAGTTAATGAGTTTACTGGTGCTTCTCCTATTGCATCAAGCATTATGTTGATACATTCAAGTTCGGTGGTTGCAGCTACAGCCATGATCTAGTACTTTTTTGTGGGTATCTTCAATTTAGATTTATTAGATTTCATTTTACCAGACTTCTTTTTCTTGTCTGTTTTCTTTTTACCGCCAGAATGATACATAAAAAAAAGGGTATCTAATAATAAGATACCCTATAAATTGAAATTAAGAAGCAGCAAGTTTAATTGTTGCAGCACATTCTGGTCTTAGGATTCCATGACCGAGCAAGTACTTAGCAACCATTAATGTACCTTGACACATCAAATTGTAGGCAGAGCCAGAGGTCTCAGTTGCCAGAGCCATTAGCTTAACTGTACCAACAGCAGACTTATGGAATACAAGTCCGATAGTTTTACTATCGTCACCTGAGTAGGTGTTGTTCGCACCACTTGGGTTACTGCTGACGTTTGATTGTGGAACGCTGTTAGACATCATGATTGGTATGCCAGCAATTTGCTGTACTTTACCTGATGCAAACGAACCATTACCTTGTGGGTTGAAGTCAACGTCTACAGTTCTTGTAGCAGACTCAGCAAGCTTGTAATACTCAGCAGGAGGAAGAACACAGAAACGATCTGTCTGTGGTATGTCTCTCTCGTCCATTGTCTGTGCAATGTCGTAGATAGCACCAGCTAGTTCATCACCTGATACAGCAGCAGAAGTTGTGTTACCAGAAGCAAGAGTAGATACAATACCACCATTACCACCACTAAGAGTAGAAGATGCTCTGGAAGCATTAGCTATTTGCTTGGCTACGTTTAAATCGTATTGCTTTGCGAGAGCCTTACCAAGTTCATCAGCATAAGTTGATCTCACATCATAGTGATTCTTAAGCTCGTCAATTTGAGCCACAAATGCTTGTGCTACTAAAAGATCATCTATAAGAATAATCTTCTCGTTAGCTTTGATTTGGTTTGCTCCAACTAAGGGAGTACCTACGCTGTGATAAGCTGCGGTAGCTGCACCTAAAACTGGAAAGCTTGCACTCTTGCCTGATGTAATAGTACGAACTGAATGAAGTTGCTCGTTAAAGATATTGTTTCTTGAGAACGCAGTTAGCACCTCGCCACTGAATACCTTTAAAAATAATTCATCAAAGTTAGTACCACTATTATTGACAAGACCAAGCCTAGAAACTGTGGCGTTAGCCATTCTAAACTCCTTGAATAAAGATTAATAATAGGGTTACTTCTTTTCGTAATCGTTTTCCAAAGCGTTATCTGACGTATCAGGCACTAAGTTTTTTTGATTTGTTATTAGAAGTATCAGCAATTCCACTTGCGTAATGCAAGAGCCTTGCGTGTTGGTCTGCCCTTATCGTCTTTCATAGCCCCCTTTACTCCTTTCATTCTTGCACAAAAAGATTTCTTACGAGCCTTTTGTCTAGGTGAAAGTCCACTCTTTTGAGTGACAGGTCGTTGCAACTTTGAACCTGTAGCTGCATTAATTCTTCTTCTCCCACTTTCAGACAATCCTCCTGTAGGATTCTTGTCAGACTTTCTAAGAGATAAAGATTTTCTGCGTGGAGACATGAACTACGAGTAAGAGTAGTTAAATAAAATATAACACTTATGCAGTTGCTTGTCGTCTTTTGTGATTGTAGTTTATTCTTTTCTTGCTTACCTTTGCTCTCTTAAATTTAAGAGTTTCTCTGTTAGACATTTCTCCTGTAGTCTTAGGAGTCTTACTACTAACTCTTCTAGATGGTCTGCAAGCAGGGTAGCCAGCACGTTTTTCTCCCTTCTGACGACCACAAGGTTTGCCAGTTTTTACGTCTACCCACTTCTCTTTGAACCATCTAGTAAGACTCATTTGCCTACATCTTTTTGTGCTTTAGTATGTGCAGCTTTGAATGAAGAACCTTCACGCATTAGCTTCTTCATTAGATCCATGTGCTTTTTAGAATGATGCTCTGAATGTTTCTTCAGAGTTCTCATTTGACTAAGACTAAGCTTTGCCATTTTTCTTTTTTGCTTTTAGTTTACGAACAAGTAATAAATCTTCTCTAGTGATCTTTCCATCACCAGTTTTATCAAGATTCTTTTTTTGTTTTTCTGATAGTTTTTTCATAATTAAGTTTTACGATAACCTCCACCACGTTTTTTGTATGTTCTTACAAGCCACGCATTAGCATAAGCAGAGGGATAGACCTCAAACTTTTTCTTAGCTTCTGCTTTTACTCTTGCATAAAGAGTAGGGTTGGTTGGTTTGTTAGACATTAGACAACATCTGAACTACCGATTCTTGCATATACGCTTTGGGTGTATGCTGCATCTTTACCATAGCGAGGATCACTCATTGCAGCAGTAATCTCTGCTGCTGTTTGGAATGGATTGTTGTCGTTACGAGGTGTACGACCACCAATCAAGTCTGGCTCATAGCCTTGTGATTCATTCATTTGTGCTTTAAGTCCTTGAACTGCGATTTTGATTACAGGTACATTAGCTGTTTCAAGTAGTTCATTGAAAGAATCTAATGTCTCCTTTGGAAGATTGTTTGTACTCCATTCTACTAGCTGCTTGTAAGCTTCTTCACCACCTACAGATTGTTTGATTTCATTTGATTGTGCTATGGTCACATCTTCTGGTGATCCACCTGTACCTCTCAAGCCATTGAGGTATGTATCTATAACCTGTTTAGAAAAGCCAGCTTCACCTAGTTTGCTGTAATCATCTTCATTGATCTCACCTGTATCTGAGAATCGTTGAGTAATATCTTCTACATCAATCCCAACTTCTTCTAGTACAGAAGCAAGACCATCACCATAAAATTCTTCAGCATCAAATGATGGCTGTTCTTCTTGGTTTTGTTCTGTTTCTTCTGTAGCTTTTGATTGTTCTTCTGTCTGTTCTATAGCTCCAAGCTTACCTTCTAATTCTTTGTAGCTTTTCACCATATCTTCAGCAGTTTTAAACTTCCCTGCAATCAGTCCATTGTCATCTCTCAAACTTTCAATATCTTCAGCAGACATTGGTGGAGTTTCATTAGCCTGTACTTGTGATGATGTCATAGTAAGTAATCAGTTTAATGTTATTGTACGACCATTTTTTGTTTTGACTACTTTTGGTTCAGTAGGTTCTGGTGTGTCGTTAACACCTAGTTCGCTAACAATAGCTTTTGGCATAGCTGTTTCTTCAGAAACAAACTTTCCGTTTTCATCTCTGGGTTTACTCTTGGATTGGGACTTCTTGGTTGGCATTGATTTGCTCCTGTATTTGATCGGCCTTCGCATTGTTTTGTGGGTCAAGCAAAGGTGAAGTTAAAGCAGCACTACCGAGTGATCGAACAAGCTCTTGCTGCTGTAGCTGCTGCTGTTCTTCGGCAATCTGTTGTGGTGATTTTATCAGATTCGTACTGTCAATGCCAATCGAGGTAGCAAGCATCTTGACTGCTTCATCTAGATTTACGAACTGTCTCATAATATCTCCACCCAAAGCTTGAGATACAGTCGTAATAAATTCAATAAGCTTATCTCTATCATGTCCTCTACCAAGTCCTTGAAGTCCAGTAATGATATGGAGTTTCACTATATTGTCTGGTAGCTTGGGTGCTTTACCTGACTTGACCAGTAAGTGCATACGTCTTTTGAGATATACAAGTTGAAACTCTTGGGTCAGGATAGAGTAGATTCCACCAAGACTATTCTCTAATTCATTAGTCAGTATCTTTAGCTCTGTACTTGTAACTCTTTCAGCGTCACGTTGTACTGCCTTTGCCATAAGGAAAGCATACTCAAGTCTTGATTCTATTCTTTGTACTGCTGTGAAAGATGTCTGTAGGTCTGCACCTTTATTGACTTGCATAACAGATATGTCTGTAGCCAACCCTTCTCTTATAGCTCCGTTAGGTGCTTTGCTTAGAGTCGAAGCTCTTGTTACACCATTGGGATTTACTAGAAATAAAGTACGTGCTGACGCTGCTGCTGCTTCAATTATTGCTTTCATCAAAGCTTCAAGAGAAATTAGATCTCCTCTGTATTCTTCTACATATCCCCTTCCGTAACTTTCTCCTGATTGTCGGATAAACCTGAGAGGAATAAAAGGAGTGACATCTACCTTAGACATACCATCTGTGCTTGGTATCTTTTCGTTCTTACATTCTTGATGCCACATGAAAGAATCATTGACTCTTTTAACGTGTGTATATATATCCAACTCTTCTTCCATCTCTTCGCTGTATTGTTCTTTCTGCTTTATAAGTTCTAAGAAATCTGCTGGTAATGCTTGAGCATTTATAGTTTCTTTGATAATAATTTCTAAAGTATTACCATTAGGATCTCTTCGTATCACATACTTCTCTAGTGGATATACCTGTAGTCCTTTGTCTGTTAGATATAGCAGAACATTACCACCTACGATTAGATGCTTGAGTGCTTCAAACATTCCTACTCTATCGTTTGATACTTCTATCTCAGACATCAAAGCATTTTCTATTACCCTCAAAGCTTTGTCCATCTCAGACATTTGTTCACTAGCTCCCTGCTGCATCAAGGCAAGACTATCAATAGTCAGCTTGAAGAAAGGAGTAGATGGTGGCAACAAAGCAAGCAGCAACTTAGCTGCTAACGAGTTGACACCTCTAGCACCTACACCTTGGAATGGTGTTTTAGTTTTACTTCTTGTACCTCTTGCATTTTCTGGTATCAGATTAGGCAAGGTAAGCTTTGAAGAATCTCTAGCTTCTCTCAAAAAGATAGATCTTTCTTGCTCGTAAAGAGCATACAAAGATGCTGCTGTCTTTTGTGATGAAGTGTAAGCCATGTTATACAGGGTAGTTTAAATCACCAGAACTCAACAAAGGTATTCGCAAAGAGCTAGTGCCTAGCCTTCTAGCTGTTGTACCTCTAGTAGATCTTCTAGAAGCAGCAGTCATGCCAGTTGCACGTTGCTGCCCTGTGACAGTAGCACCACTACCAGTTGGCCTTGGTCTGGTGGAAGTTCTGTCTGCACCTGTAACTACTCTCCCTGCTGTTGGTTCTGGTGGTGGGGGAATAGGTCTTGGGGGTGGTGGTGGCGGTGGGGCTGGTGGTCTACCTCTGCACATAGTTACCTCGTTTTGCTGGATCTACTTCCAGACATTCGTGACTTTCTACTTATTCTAGCCTTTGCTAGATTTTTTGCCTTCTGTTTATTT